AGATCAAGCTAAGTATTTCTATTTCCAGATCAAGGACTACGATACATTCCGTTCTTATCTGAAAGATCCCGAGAATCCAATCAAAAGGCAGGTAGGTAACGAACTTAAAAAGGTCGTTGACGGCTTCGTCTTGGGTTTGTATGGGGATGTTGGTGCAGGAAACAGAGTAGGAACCAACTACACCACGGGTACAGTAACTGTAGTGGTTAATTCCGGTGCTGTAACAGGAGACGGTACATCGTGGGATTCCACAATGGTAGGTAAGGGTTTTAAAGCCACGGGTCATACCAGCTGGTATAGGGTGAAATCCGTTTCCAGTGGTACAGCTATGGTTATTGAGGACGACAGCGATGACCTGACTTCTGCCTATACAGGTGGGGCTATCGATGCCCAGTCTACCTATATAGTTCAAGCTGATTCTGCGGTTGCGGTTACTACAAGCAATATCTTTGGTAAGATTACCGACCTTCAGACAGTCCTAACCAATAACGAAATTCCACAAGAAGATCGCTGGTTGGTAGTTCCTGCCAAGGTAGGCGCTTTAATCCGCCAGTCTGATGAGTATGTCGGTGTTGGTTCAGAGGGTGGACGCCAAGCAGTTATGAACGGGCTTTTGCCTAACAGATACTGCGGGTTTGATGTCTACGAAGTATCAGACGCAAGGATTTCAGGTAACTCTACCGATGGTTACTATGTGTTAGCTGGTCACAAATCAGCTATCTGCTTTGCTATGGGTCTAACCGAGCAAGGTATTGAGGATCTTATAGGTAACTTCGGAAAAGCCTACAAGAGTTTGTATGTGTACGGCGCTAAAGTGCCTGACGAGAGACGCAAGGCTCTTGCCATGTTGTTCTGTACTTGCTAGTTAATTAAGTTTGCCCCCGGGGATGCCGGTTCCCGGGGGCTTACAGAAGGGAAAAATGCCAGCTTTTAAATTAAAAGAAAACTTACCGCAAGCAACTCAAGATGAAATTGATAGAATTCAGGCTATCCCTTCTGGTCAGCGCTTTCAATCTGAATCCGATTTTTTAACAGCTCTGTATGACTATATGTTTAACGAGGTCATGCTTCGTGACTCACAGGATAGAGTGCTTTGGGCAGCAGGTATTCATGTGCCGGAGGGTGATACAGGTTTTAAAAAAGGTGCGCAATTTATTAAAAAAGATGATGCAGCGTCAGGTGTTTGGTATAACAAAGGAAACGAGAATAATGCAAAGTGGGTGTTTGTAGCCTTGACATCTTTGACCAGCGCCTCATCTAGTCTTAGTCCATCAGCTTCTCCGTCACTATCTCCGTCACTATCACCGAGTGCTTCACCCTCGTTTAGCCCGTCGGTCAGCCCATCAGCCAGTCCAAGTTTATCGCCGAGCAAGTCCCCGAGTTTGTCACCTAGCGCTAGTCCGAGCCTTAGCCCTTCAGCCAGCCCAAGCACTTCACCGTCAGTCAGTTTGTCGCCGTCGGTCTCACCATCGACCAGTCCTTCAAGTAGCATATCTCCCTCAACTAGCCCGTCAGTATCGGCTAGTCCAAGCTTATCCCCAAGCCTTAGTCCCTCGGTCTCGCCATCTACGAGTCCATCTGTCTCGTTGTCGCCGAGCAAGTCACCAAGCGTTTCGCCATCTGTTTCGCTTAGCCCTAGCGTATCACCTTCGGTTAGTCCCTCTATATCACTTAGTCCTAGCCTTTCGCCTAGCTTTAGTCCAAGCCTTAGCCCGAGTGTTAGCCCGAGTGTTAGCCTTAGCCCCAGCCTTAGCCCGAGCTTGTCGCCTTCATTCTCTCCGAGCAAGTCTCCGTCAGTCAGCCCAAGCTACAGCCCTTCGTTTTAGTATTGTCTGGTGCGATGCTATAGTGTACGCTTAATTTATGATAAAGCTGTCCTGCGTCATACCCAGCTACAAAGACCCGTTACTTCACAAAACCATCGATTCCTTGTTAACCAACTCTGGTCTGGGTGACCAGTTAGAGATTGTGGTTGTACTCGATGGCTATTGGCCAGAAAAACCCATCGTGCAAGATGATAGAGTCCGTGTTGTACACCTCGGTACTAATGTAGGCATGAGACGAGCCATAAATGCAGGGGTACGGGTGGCAAGGGGTGAGTATTTACTAAGAGCTGATGAACATAATATGTTTGCTGAGAGATACGATGTGATTCTTACCAGTCAGTGTGAACCCAACTGGATAATGACCCCCAGAAGGTACTTTTTAGATGTTACCAACTGGTCAGTAATGGACATACCCCCCGTGGATTTCATGAAGCTAAAGATTGTGCGGGTAAGCGAAACTGTTAAGAAGTTCAGTGGGGTAGAAGCTCCCGGGGACGACAGCCAGCCTATTCAGGAGTCTATGGCCATGCAGGGTAGTTGTTGGGTAATGCCCCATACTGTTTGGGATAGCGTTATAGGGGAACTACAAAACGAGGGATATGGACCGTTGTATCAGGATAGTCACGAAATGGTCTTTAAGCTATGGAAAGCCGGAGGAAAACTCATGGTTAATAAAAACACATGGCACGCACATAAACATAGAGATTTCCCACGCACGCATTCGAACGGCACTAAAGAAAACCCCTCAAATAATGAGCAGTGCTGGACTTATGCCATAGAGCAATGGGGTGATTACTTTGAGAAAGAAATTAAACCCAAATGGAACGCATGACACTTTTTCACATTGGGTGCGGGGGGGATTACCATAAAGGTTTTGTGAATAGTGATAGAGCAGATGTAACTCCCAGAGGCAGGCAGGTGAAAGTCGACCTAGTTATGGATATTGGTGAAAAATGGCCTTATGACGAGTCCAACTTCATTGACGGCATAGTGAGCATGCATGTTCTGGAGCAACTATCATGGCGAAGGTTAGTAACTTGCCTTAGAGAGGCGTATAGAGTCTTGAAAAAAGGCGGTGTTATGCGATTTGGTTGTCCGATGGTAGAAATGAAGGAATATGACCTCGATTACCTTTTAGGGTGGAATAATATCAATCTTTTTAGTAAAGAGCTTTTAGAGAATGTTTTTAAGCGGGTAGGTTTTTCCTCATTTGAGCAAAAAGAGTACGGAGAGTCGGCACTACCTATACTTGCAAGTGTAGACAATCGTAAAGATAGAGGAACCCATTATTTTGAAGCTGTAAAATGATTGACCTAACCTGCATCTTTTTAACAGTAAACAAGGTTCCCGCTGGTTGGGCTAAGTATCATAGACAGGTTCTAACCGAGGCGATAGGTGAATCACCAATTATCACCATCTCTAGAGTACCCATGGATTGGGGTACGAACCTCATTCAGGATGGCGTACCCAGTGTTGACAACATCTACAGGCAGATACTCCGGGGTGCAAAGCTAGCCACTACCAAATACATAGCTATAGCGGAGGACGATACTCTCTATCATAGGTCGCACTTTGAATTTAGACCACCAGAGGATACATTTGGCTATGATTATCATAGATTTGGGCTATTTACATGGGGTAAGCCTACATATTACTATAAGGATAGAATCTCTAACGCTTCCTTAATAGCTCCAAGAGAGCTGGTTGTGAAATCTCTTGAGGAGAGGTTTAAGTATTACTCAAGCAACAGAATATCGGAGCTTGGTAATGAAAAAGGTACGCAGTTAGAACGGTATAAGATGAAGTTTTTCTATTCGGAGGTAGCTATGGTGTATTTTAGTCATATAGACGGGCTTGACCCTACAGAACAACATAAAACAAAGAAAATGTCGCCGATTCAGGCTTACGACATCCCGTACTGGAACAAAGCGGAGGATCTGGTTAAAAGGTGGTGGGAATGAGAGTCTGCCTAGATTTGGATGATTTCTGCCTATCCTATCCACGGATTGGGCTGTTATTAAAGCTAAGGGAGCATTTCCCTAGTTTTAAGGTGTCTCTTTTTACCATACCTTTTGACACTAAACTGGACTACGGACCATACCTTTTAAGAGAGAGTGCCTTAAGAGAGATTAAAAGGCATTTGGAATGGATGCAGATCATTCCGCATGGCTTCTACCATGATGGGTCGGAGGTTATGGACTGGAACTACACTAATACCAAAGCTGTTTACCTACCGCAGATTATGAAAGCATTTAATGATTACGGACTGCCGTTCGAACTTGGATTTAAAGCACCTCACTGGAGATGGAATGAGGGGGTTGCTTTAGCCCTTGATGATGAGGGTTGGTGGGGCGCAATAGATAGGGATAAGACTATGCCCGTTACCAAAAGGTTTTACCGATACAACTATTTACTCAATGAACCATTCTGGGAAAGTAAGGAGGCTGTACTGAAACTTCATGGTCATATTTATGGCACTAAAAACGATCTGGGACTTTGCTTTGAAAATCTTTTGAAGTTGCCTAAAGACACGCAGTGGGTCTTTGCCACGGAACTATTGGAGGAGCGAAGTTGAAACCATTTTCCAGCTATCAACATCTTGAGGGTTTTCCCTTTACCGAAAGGGATAACAAACAGATAGGTTCTAAGTTTTGGAACGAGGGAAAGTGGAATAACTTTGTAGCCCCACACATCCCCACACCTACTAAAGAATGGGTATTTGTGGATATGGGGTGTAATGCAGGGCTTTTTCTTGCTAAGGCAGAACAGTTGGGCTTTGGCAAGGTGATTGGTGTGGACTCGGACAAGGAAGCGGTGAAAAATGGTGAGAAATGGCGGGATGAACACGGCTTTAAGTATCAGTTTAGACTTGCCAAGATGGAGCAAGCAATAAATGAGCTACCTGTAGCCGATGTGACAGTTCTAGCCAACGCTCACTACTACTTTACGATCAATGATTGGCTGGATTATCTAGACAAGCTCCAGTACATGACAAGATATGTCATTATAGTTACAGCCGAGAAACGAAGTAAGCAGGTGTGCTGGGCGAGTGCTGATGTTCCCGATATTAGGTACTACTTCAGAGGCTGGGAAGAGGTAGGATTTACTGACGAATTACCTTTAGAGGGCGACCCCGATCCAAGAAGACTGTGGAGTCTGTGTTTTAAGTCCCCTTTCATAGAGAGGATGAACCTTGCCGACATAGACTGCGGTAATCATGTACAGGATGGCTTCTACAACGAGCTGGAATCGGGTAAAGGTTATCAGGAGACTAAGTATTACCACATTATTGAAAAGTACCGTAGGGAAAAGTGGTCGCAAGAGAAGATTCACAACTGGTTCTGGGATAGGGTGGATGTCTGGGATAAAGTTAAAGTTAATTGGCTCACCAGACCCATTTATGTAGATCACAGCGAGCGTGTGAGGGTGTTGGACGGTAATCATCGTTACGGAATGTTTAATGACATGGGCTTTAAGACCATTTTAGTAAGGAAAACATGACTTTAGGCGTTATTTATGTATCAAGTAATCAAGAAGACCCCGCATTTGAGGCTAAAACAAGGGCTGATTTACTGTCTAAAGTAGGAGATTTACCTATAGTCTCCGTGACCCAAAAGCCTGTTCTTTTAGGTAACAATATCTGTGTGGGAGAGGTCGGAGCTTCCGGGTTTAACTTCTGTCGTCAGGTACTGATTGCTTTGGAGAACATCGACACCGACTTCGTCCTATCTGCCGAGTCCGACTGTCTCTACTCTCCCGATTATTTCCTCTTTACGCCAGAAAGACTAGATATTCCCTACAGGAACACCAATATCTATGTTCAAAAGTATGGGCAAGACTATTTCTGCAAGAAGAGTATGTCGACCTTTTCTCAAATAGTGGGCAGGAAGTTTTACATGGAAAGATTGAAAGAGCTTTTCGTAGATCAACTACAGTGGAGCATGGAACTTAAGAACTTTCCTAAAGAGATTAAAAAGAACCTGTTTGATAAGTTTGAGACTTTCGAAACTAAATTCCCCTGCCTCTCCTTTAAGACAGGTAGGGGTATGAGAAAACACTCAAACAGCGACGATGTACCAATTTATGAACTACCCTATTGGGGGCAAGCAAAGGATCTTGTATGCAAGTATCTGAAGGACTAAAATTAGTTGGTCGTCCCGCAGAGATCCCAGATTCTTCACGGGACGACTTACCCGAGTTTGTAATTTCTCGTGGTGGAAAAGTGGGTGTTGAGGTGGGTGTGTTTGAAGGGGCTTATACTGAGGTAATGGCTAGATCTGGTCTTACTGTGTACGGGGTCGACCCTTGGCTTGTGTATGAAGACTACGGAACTAAGGCTTACCAACCAGTTGCAGAGAAACGCTACCAAAAGACATTAAGAAGGCTCGCCCCCTATAAAAATGTAACTATCTATCGGGAAACCTCGCTGGAGGCTCTCAAGCATTTTGAGGATGAATCCTTGGACTTTGTTTACATAGATGCCAACCATCAATTTAAATTCATAGCAGAAGACCTGTTTGAGTGGTGGAAAAAGGTCAAAAAGGGTGGCATTGTGGCAGGGCATGACTATGCTTACTTCAAGAGTCGTTCTCCTTGTGGGGGTTGTCAGGTAAGAGAGGTGGTTGATGCCTATGCCCTGTCCTTTCATGCTAATTTCTGGGTGTTAGGTAGACGCAAGAAAAGGGAGGGCGAGAGACGGGACGACTACAGGTCATGGTTTTTTATTAAGGGTGACCAACGGGATGTTAAGTAAGTCAGTCATATTTTATACGGATTGCACGATTAAAGAGCCGATTAAATCGGTTGTAGAGGGTCTTATCCTAAAGAGTGGTCTTCCGATAGTCTCTACCTCACTAAAGCCCCTGCCATTCGGACGCAACATTGTAGTATCTGGTGAACGGGGGTATGTGACCTACATTAGGCAGATAATAACTGCTTTAGAGTTTAGCGATAGTGATATCGTATTCTTTTGTGAACATGATGTCCTTTATCCATCCAATCACTTTGAGTTTACCCCTCCGAGGGATGACATCTTTTACTACAACTCAAATGTTTATAGGTGGATGTATGGATCGGATATAGCCGTAACTTATGATCGGATGCTTCCTCTATCGGTTTTATGCGTCAATAGAGAGTTTGCGCTTAAGCATTACAGACTAAGACTTCTTAAAATCCTTGAGCATAAGGATGAGTTTAATAGCCACGAACCATCCCTTGCCCGTAAGTGGGGATATGAACCGGGAACTAAGAAAAGGAAACGGGGCGGACTTACAGATGACGACTTTGAGACCTTCACCTCTAAATACCCGGTAATAGACATAAGACATGGTGGTACATTCTCTCCACCAAAATGCACTCTTGACAGCTTTAAGCACGCACCCGTAA